ATCAACAGCATCACCAGTAAGTGTCTGTACTAAATGCCACCAGTCACATTCAGTTTTATTTCTTTTGACAATTGTTCTACCGTCTTGAGAAAGTTTACCTGGAATTTGTCTTAGGTCTTTATCAAGTGAACAAATTATTCTTTCTTCTTTTTTTTGTGGCTCAGTAGCTAATATACCTAGTACGTCATCAGCTTCTAAGTTTGGATAAATGATTGCATCGTATTTCTCAATCAACCATTTTCTAATTGCCCCTAATATTAAAGGCTTACGTTTTTGTTTACGGTTATCCTTATAGCTAGGTAGAATGTCTTTTCTAAAATTGACATTATCAGTCAGTGCAATTGTAATACTATCACCTTGTAGATTTTCTTTTAAATCTTCTATCTCGGATAGTGCGAGATATTTTCCATGGTTCTCATCTGCGTGTAAAGTCCAAATAGTTGAGTCTTCCCATTTGATACTATGCTCTGCCATAGTAGAAGCTTTATACGCAATAATGTCACCATCAATTAAGAGTCTTCTCTTCATAGATTATATCCTCCTACGGATTGGTTATGTTAAATTTTTTGATTGGAATAATTCTTTTAAAGGAATTAAAATACATTTACTTGCATTGTGGTCGCCAATCATTCTGTAATTTTTCTTAAACTTTTCTGTTATCTTTTTTAGTTTAGGAACTTCAAATATTAATTTACAAAAATCATCTGTGCCTAAAGCTAAAATGTGAACCCAGTAGTCAGCTTGAGTTACAGATAAACCAGAAGGCTTACCCCAACATTCAATTTCAATTGCAATGTTACCGGTCTTTGCCCACCAGTCTCTTTCTGTTTTAACTTCTATTTTATTTTTATCCTGGTCCAACAACGATACAATTTTTTGTTCTCGTTCTTGTCCATATTTTAAATCAATGTCGAACTTATTATTTTTCATTAGTGTGTTTCACTCCAATTGTTTCCTATTTTGTATTCGCCTGTTAATGGCACTCTTAATTGGAAGTGTTCGCCAGTGCGTTTAATACATTCGACAGCTAACTCTCCTATTTGTTTGGCTTTGTCTTTATCACATTCAACTTGTATTTCGTCATGAACCCATAACAATTGTTGAACGCCAGACATATCTTTAACAGCGTTGTCAAACTCAACTAACCATTGTTTACAAACGGCAGCTCCTGCTCCTTGCAACAAAGTATTTAATGCGCTGAAAGTATTTCTTACTTTAATCTTTCTTTTATCAAGACCGACTAAGTAACCACGTTCAGCAGAAAGTTGTACTTGTTTGATAAGTTTATTTAATGCAGGTAGTCTATCTAAGAAACGCTTCTTTACTTTTGCCGCTTCTTTATTTGACTTGCCAGTTACTTCAGCAATTTTTGAAACGCCTGCTCCGTAAAGCCATGCGTATAAAAATCTTTTACTTTGGTCTCTAGTTTCTAAACCTGCGTTGTGTTGATTAGTAGTATGTATGTCACCATTAACAACGATGTCAGCGTATTCACCACCATCAAATTTTGCAATGTAGTGTCCAAGTAAACGTAACTCTAGTCCACTTACATCTATTCCTATTAATACTTTACCTTCTGGAACAGTAAATAGTTGTCTAAATTCTTTTCCATAAGGTACACTGACAGACGGTACTTGTTGTAGATTAGGGTTCATAGCTGTTGCTCTGCCAGTTACAGCATTGTTTGTATTTACCGTACCGTGTAATCTTCCTTGACGTTCTAATTTTAAATAAGCTTGATTACCTTCTGCTAACATACCTATTCTTTTTTCTAATAAAAAATATTTAGCTAACAGTTTTGCTTCTGGGTATTCTAAATTATTTAAAACAGTATCATCTACTTTTGGTTTACCATCTGGTGTAAAGTCTTTTGGTTTCCAATTATATTTTTCAGTTAATCTTTCTGCGATATGCATTCTGCTAGAAGGATTAAACTCAACAACTTTATCTTTTAATGGTTTACCAGTTTTTTCAGAAACTCTTTTAATAACTTTAGGTTTAAAAGTTTCTTCCATTTCTTTTTTAATCTTGTCTCTTTGTTCAGACAAATTCGCATATAGTTTAGTAGCTTTATCTTTATCAAATAAAACTCCATATCTTTCTTGCTTTGAAATTAATTTAGCAACTGAGTGTTCTAAATCTAATGCTTGTTTAGAATAATTATGTTCTAATATTTTAGAATATAAAGTATATGTTACTTCAACATCTTGAACACAATACTCTAACATTTCATCTGTAAACTCTTGCCAATCAGTTTCAAATTCTTGTTTGTAATTCCCTAGTCTAACACCCCATGCTTTAAGGCTATGCTTGTTGACTAATTTTCTTGGGAAATCTTTTGTATGCACACGCTTCATATCCGACTCCATTAAGTCAGACCAAATCAAACGAGTAGCTACCAAAGTGTCAAACACTTTAGCTTCTGTTTTAAAATTAAACAGTTTCTCTAACACAGGAATATCAAACTTAATTATATTATGTCCTACAATAAGTTCTGCATTACTTAGTTTGTCTATAGCTTTATCATTTGATAAAGTTAAAACTTCTTTAGTGTCTATGTCTTTTAAAACAATGCAATGAATCTTGGTACAATCTTCTAATAAGTTATCTGTTTCTATGTCAAAACAGTATTTACTCATATTTTTATTTTCCTTACTTTTATAACGTTGACTGAAGGCATAGTGGTTACGTTACCAACATCACCTAAACTTCCGTCATCATTAAAATTTACGTCACCAACAATTATGTGTACGTCTTTGTCGGCTCTAATTAACCAACCAGTCGTAATACAAATTGTAACTTTACTTGCCTTGGCTTCTTTTAAAGTTAACCAAGCGCTGTTGGAATTTATGTCCATCCAATGTACGTGTACAAAAGGTGCGTCCAATATTTTTTTCGTAATTATAGGTAGCTTCATCTAATGTACCGTTGCCTGTTCTACATTAACTCGACACGCAGCTTCATCGTACATTGATAATTCATTCAACATCATTTCAGCAGCAAGTCGAACCATTGTGTTTGGTACTTGTATCGTTGCCATTTTGTCTGGATTTTTTCTACAAATTTCAATAGCGTCATTAACCTCACTGGTTATGTTCCAATTTATTTTTGTTTTAAAAATCCTTGTCATGTCCTTCCTTAACTTCAACTAAACAAGCTGTGTCGTTATCAAAAAATAACATTCCACATTTGCCAGTGTCACCAGTATGTCTGTTCTTCAACACACGTACTGTTGTATAGTTTTTATTTTCATCATCGTTTTGATTGCGTTCCAAGGCAATGACGCTGTCTGATAATTGACTTATGGCGTGTGAGCCACGCAAAGAATTTAATGATGTTTGTATTCCGTCTTCGTAACCTTTGTTACCTTCTGGTCTTCTTAAATGACTAACTAAAATCAAACCAATGCCAGTTGCTTCAACTAAACTTCTTAACTTAGTCATTGTAACATCAATTAATTTTCTTTCGTCATAACTTTCTAGTCCACTAATAACAATTGATAAGTGGTCAAGAATAACCCAACGAACACCAAGTCCTTTAGCAAGGTATCTAATTTTCGATAATAAGTTTTCAGATTCCGTGCTACCAAAATGGTCAAACAAATAAAGTAACCCACTGCCAACTGTTGAAGTAAAACTATTTTTAAATTCATCTTTGCTTACTCCTTCTTTTGATAAGTGTAATGGTTTCTTTAAATCAATACCCATTATTCCTAATGCTGTTCGCTTGATACTTTCTTCTAATGCAATGTAACCAACACACTCACCTTGCTTAATTAAATGATGAGCAATTTGTCTGCACAACTGAGATTTACCTTGTCCAGTTCCACTAGTTACAGTGATTAGTTCACCTCTTCTCATGCCTAAAGTTTTTTTGTTTAGACAATTAAAAGGATAAGGAATTGTTTCTGTCTTATCTTCTTTAGATAACAATTCAAAAATTTCTGTTCCAGATATTATTCCATCTGGTCTGTATGTTTTTGCACTCCACATACAATCAATAAGTTTTGCAGTTTCCCCCTGGACCAACATTTCATTGGCATCTTTTCGTGGAAGAGTAGCTATCTTACATTTTCCAGGTGTAAATAATTTAGAACATTCTTGAGCTGCAAGTTTTCCAGGCTCATCGTTATCAAACATCAACACAATCTCTTCAGCTTTTTCAAGCCACTCAATTTGTTGTTGTAAATCTTTCTTTGCGCCTTGGCTTCCAGTCTTAACTGAAACACAAGCCCACTTATTACCTTGGACTTGAGACAATGAAAGCGCATCTATTTCGCCTTCTAAAATTACTATTTTTTTATTTGTGTCACGCCATAAGTTTTGTCCGAATAACAAAGCTTGTTTGCTATCACCTAACCATTGAAACGATTTGTCTGGATAACGTAGTTTCTGTGCAACTAATTTATTATGTTTGTCATAGTAGTTTGCAATTTGAACTGTCTTGTTATTATATTTACCAGTTTGATAATTAAACTTGGTAACTGTTTCTAAATTTATATGTCTTTTGTTTAAAGGTTTGTGTTCACCTTTAATTAATTGCGTTTCCAATTTCGTTTCCTCTTTGTGTTCATAGTTGGGATAGTAATGTCCACAGCCAAAGCAATGTCCGTGTCCGTCTGTATAAACAGCCACGTTATCTCTACTCTGACATTCAGAACATGGAGCGTGATACATAAAATCACTTTTTTCCATTTTGATATTTCCTGTAAATTTTTTTGACCCAAAATATTTGGTCTGAAAAGAAAAGACCCCTACGGTACAGTTAAGTATTCGTAGGGGTCACTACAAAAGGCAGTGCATATGAACTCACTACCTACGAGAGGTATACCCTAATTTAATTCATTAATCCACTCTTTGGGAATGTAACAATCAGCGTATTTAAATCCGTGCTTGTCACACCACATTGCGTATGTTGTTTTGGATTTTTTTGAAATCCTAGTTTTAGAATTTGAAAATACAAATCTTAAATCTAGATTAGGGTATTGATTTTTTACAAGTAAAGACTTTTGTTTGTCTACTGTTAAAAATCTACCTTTGCCTTCTATGTACATAGGCTCACCATTTTTTTTCATTAAGATAAAATCTGGTGTATACCTATGTACTTTTTCAGGTTTCGTATATTTTAAAGTCGTTGTTTCATACTCGAACTTGATATTTTTCAATTTCAATTGCCGAGCAATTTGTTCCTCTAAACCACTTCTATATTTAGAAGTCGTCTTTATCCTCTGATACCTCGGTCTTAGAATCATCTTGTTCAAACTCCTCAGTCGATTTTGTTTCTGAGTGTTCATATCCTTCTTCCTCTTTAAAACCGTAACCAGAAGAATTTGAGCCACCTTCTATTAATTTAATTATTTGTGCAGCTCTAAGTCTCATGCTAACGCCTGCTCCTACCATTGCTGTAAAATAGGGAATTAGTTCAGCACTTACTTTAATCTCAGAACCACCCCATACATTTACATTGAGCATTGGTTTACCTTTTGCGTCAAACAAAGTTGGTTTGTTATCAAAACTTTCACCACTTTTTGTTGTAACCTTTGCTTTACATTTGAATTTGAAAATGACATTACCAGTTGGTTTGCCTTCATCATCAACTTCATCATAGTAAGGTGCGTCAGCTTGTTTAATTTTTTTGCCGTTTGATTTTTCGGCAGCAAGTTTAACACTTTCTTCTCTAGCACTATCAATCAAATTGATAATTTCTTGAGAGTCTTTTTTACTTACAATAAGATTTGTTTTATATTCACCTATTTCGCTAAACTTAGTATCTGGGCTTGAAAGCCATGGGTACTGAGCAACGCCTAAAGGTGTAACAATCTTTGTGTACTTATTCTTCATCGTTATTTTCCTCGTTTACTGTTTCTTTGTCTAAATAGCCTTTTTCAATCAAAGCTACGCCTTCATCTAAAGGCATTTGAACTTCCTTCATAATTTACTCCGTTAGTTCTAATAGGGGTACTATTAACCCGTTAGTGGATTGGTTTATGCAAAGAAAAATTCACTTTTCAAAACTTCTTGAATATCAAAGTCACCTTTTTCAGGCACATTTGGAAGTTTATCTATTTCTTTGTCTGTTAATATTGGAAGCATTGATTGTTTAAAATCTTCCAACGGACAACCATGAGAATACAACTCAACAAAAGTTTCTCGAATTGTATCTGCTAAAGTTTGACTGTCTGCCGCCAATGTTCCAAAAGAGTCATGCACATTACAAAAATGTGAGACCCCTTTATTATACGCTTTAACTACAGTCATAAATAAATGCGCTGAGTCTTGAGCGTGTATATAATTTGGTGGACAACTATTCTTAGCTTTATGTATAGAATATTTTTCTGTCTCTACATTTATTCTAGGTTT